ACCACCTAAAGAAAAAAGCGAACGAATACCGCGCAGCAAACCCGGACAAACCGCGAACTTGGAACAAAAAGTATCGCGACGGAAACAAGGCAAAGATTAACGACAAGCTCCGTGAGCGTCGCCGAAACGACCCATTTAGAAGGCTTCGCGATGCCATTCGCGGATCAATTCGTGCGTATCTCGGCAGCAAGAAAACCCGACGGTCGGCCACGTTTGAGATTGTCGGTTGTACGCCAGATTTTCTGCGTGGTCATTTGGAGAGGCAGTTCAAAGATGGGATGACGTGGGAAAACTACGGTCCGTATTGGCATGTCGATCATCGCATTCCATTGGCCAGCGGAAATTCGCCAGAGGAGATTATGGGATTAAGCCACTGGACAAATCTTCAGCCGCTAACCGCGTTCGAGAATATTTCCAAAGGAGCTAAAATTCCTGTTGCAGGATGTCAGTGATGCGACAATCGTTGCCGCGTTGGATCAGTGGGTTAAATGCTTGTAAAACGCCTCGTTGTGAGGCACCCCGTCACCTTCCCGAAAAGTTGGTGGCGGGTTTTTTATTGCCTGCTACTCGGATAGGCGTTGACATCCCAATACATGGCGTAATGCTCCCCGTATGCCGAGTTTTACTCTCCCTAAAGGCGTCGAAGTTCCTGAAAATCTCGCTGAAGGCGAAGCGTTCCAGACTATGGCAACGATCCTTCTTGGTAAGAATGGCAAGGCTGAGGTTATCGAGATTGATGGCATGCCTATCGCCGGATACGAGAAGAAATCCAAGGGCAAAAAGATGGCCGAGGATCATGCAGAGAATGCTTCCGAGGATGAAAGCGGTCATGGCGGCCAAATGGGCGGCAGTAAGCAGGGTTTTATTGCCGAGGTGATGCAGCGCGGCGCTGGTCCGATGTCCTAACCGATAATTCTAAAACGATATGCCAAACATCACATGCGACGAGGCGGCAACGCTCATCAACGAGGCGGCGTCGCTGGGATGTTGCTCACCGTGGGAGGTTGAGTTGGCCAAGTTGGCGCTGGAGAACCGCATTGCGACGTATCTTCAGGGCGGCGGCGCGACACGCGGTGCGTATCGGTCGGTGACGACGAGCGGCAGCGTGGTGAGTGGTGATTACATGATCATCTGCGATGCCACGGCGGGAGCGATTACGATGACATTGCCCCCGGCGGCACTTGTTCCGGGTCGTATCTATGCTTTTAAGCGCATCAATGCTGGTGCGAATGCGGTCATTGTTGACGCTTATGCGAGCGAGACGATTGATGGGAGTCTGATCCACACGCTGGCTCCGCAATGGAATGGGGTAGTTGTGATGTCCAACGGAGTCGCTTGGTTTAAAGTCATCGCCAACTAATATGCCAATTATCTCTTGCGCCGATGCGGCCACACTAATTGCGGAAGCTAAAGGGGCTTCGTGCATGAGTCCTCGTGAACGCATTCTACTGGAGATTGGCCTACTCTGGGAAGCGGCGACGCTTGGCGGAACGGCGGATATCACGGCGGATAACACCGTAATCAGCGCGGACGTGACGATCATCACGGCGGACATGACCGAATTTCTGTAGGTCAACGTAACATTCATTTAGTCATATATGTCAAAGCAAACCATCAATATCGGCGCATCGCCGAACGACGGAACGGGGACGCCGCTGCGGACCTCGTTCGATTATACCAACCAGAACTTCACTGAGATATACACCGCTCTTGGCGGTGGTGTCGCCCTTCCCGGCGCGACGACTCAGGTCATCTTCAATGATGGTGGAACGAATCTGGCAGGCGATGCCGGTCTGGTTTACAACAAGACAACCGACGCTCTGACCATTGCCGGACCTGTTAATGCCGCCTCCGCCAGTATCACCGGCGCGGCTACGGTGGGGACGACGCTGGGTGTGACTGGATCAGTATCAGCAGGCAATTTAAACGTCACCAACTCGCCAATTCCGGCCAATGGCGTTTATCTTAGCGCAACCAATACCCTGTGTTTGGCAACCGCTTCAACGCTTAGAGCTACACTGACAGCTACGGGGCTTGGTCTTGCTACTGCGCCAGCCTCTGCTCTGTCGTTCCCGATTGGAACCGTGACGGCGGTTGGAATGACCGCTGCCACGGCCCATCTTGCTGGCAATGTTTCGACGCTAAAATATGGCATCAGCGACGGTGGCGGTGATTTTGGTGGTGTTCATGTGTTCAACATACACGACGGAACGTATTCAAGCAGCGAGGTAGGATTTTTTACGGGTAAAGGTGGTGTTAGTGTTCCGACGCAGAGAATGCGTATTGATAATCTCGGCAACGTACTTTTTTCAACACCAAGTACTCCTCCGACTCTTGCAACCAATGGGCAACTTAGCATAAACGCTACCAGCAATACAAACCTGCGATTTAGCTATCGCGGATCTGATGGTACAACCCGAGTCGCAAACCTCACTCTCGCCTAATTATATGACTATCCTCTGGATCATCGAACGACTTTTCTGCAAGCCCGTAGAAGGTAGCAATCCCGATGTTGTAATTACCGCCGACTGGCGATGCAATGGCACCGATGGCCCGTACAAAGGCACCTGCTACGGCTCAGTGTCGTTCGCTCCTCCGAGTGATTCGTTCACTCCTTACGAGGATCTGACGCAGGAACAGGTGCTGAACTGGTGCTTCGCCAATGGAGTCGATAAGACCGCCATTGAGGCGAACGTGACGCAGCAGATCAACAATCAGATCAATCCGCCCGTTGTGACGCTGCCGTTGCCGTGGGTGCCGGTGCCGCCTCCGGTTGTGGTTGTCCCTCCGTTAATCGAGCAAGCTGTGCCAGTTTTGGTTGCCAATGACGCCAGCGTGTCCGATGCTCCGGCGGCATGATTAAAATTGAACTGACCGTCGAACAAGCGAATACCCTGCTGCAACTCATCGATATCGCCATCAAGGCTGGCGGTTTCCAGAATGCAAAGGTCGGAGTACCTCTGGCTGAAATCATTCTCGAAGCCGCCAAATCGCAGGCTCCAGCAGCTAACTAACCATCACGATGACGGACCACCACACCTTCTTTAGAGACATCTCAATTGGTGTCGGTGGTCCGATCATCGGCATTCTCGGGAACGCGGTTTTATCCGATCCTCATCTCAAGACTGTATCGTTGGGACTTGGCGCACTCGCCGCGCTTCTCACTTGCGCAGTCAAAGCACTCGAACTGTATCGCAAACTAAAAACAGAAAAATGAACTCCAATCTCTCTTCTCTTCTCCGCCATATCTTGACCGCTGCCGGTGGTTTCCTCGTCGCCAAAGGGTTGGCCAGTGCTGATCAACTCGCTGAACTTGTAGGCGCTGTCGTAAGCATCGCTGGCGTTGGCTGGTCTGTTTACAACAACAAGAAAGCCGCGAAGACCGACGCTCCGAAAGCTGAATGAACTTCTTGGCCGACTTGGTGATGAAGCTGGTTATTTGGCTTCACGCGCTGACGAAGCAGGATGTCTCAAGTGAAGATGCGAAAAATCAACCCGATCTTAAGCGCGGTCTGCTTGCTCGCATTGATGAGCATGAGCGTGAGCTGCGCGAGCCGGGTGATTTACGTCCCCCACGGTGAGCCTGTGCGCCTCGCTGAGAGCGTTAAGGCTAAGGTTTGGGTCATTGACGCCAACGGCAAATCGGTGCGTAGTAATAACCGCATCATCATCCACGAAGGCTGGTATGCACTACCAAAGGACAAATGAGCAATAACGCACCGTATAAAGGTTCACCCGCCGTCGGTGGCGGAAGCGGACCTTACAAACAGTCGCCGCCTCCGAAGCCTCCGGTTAAGCCAAGTCCGAAGCCGGTTCCAAGTGGCAGCGGACCTTACCGTAAGTGATTCAAACGAAAATCCCCCGGCGGTAATAAAAACCATCGGGGGATAATTGTTTCTACGCGTAAGGTCAGCGTCCTAACGACTTCATCACGTTGGCGACAAAGTCCTCGCTCTTGGCAGAGTTAGTATTGGCCGACTTGAAGCCGGGATTCGTCGCTTTCGAGCTTACACCGGGTTCGCTTCCACGATACTTCGCCAGTTCGGCTTTGAGGCGCTTGTTTATCTCCACCTGAGAATAGAGAAGCTCACGGTATTTTGGCGCGGCAGCGGCCCACAAGGCGGCCTTGGCGAGGTCTTCTTCGCTGTTCTCGCCATTGAAGATCTGTTGGGCGAGGTTAAGTCGGCCATTCAGCTCTGTGTTCCATTCCTCGTCGTTTTCACGCGGCTCAAAGATTTCAAGCGCACGGGCATTCTCGCTGACCTTTGTCCAAGTTTTATTGGCCGACTCCAATGCAGCGCGAGTGCCTTGCTCGTTCTCCTGCTGATACTTCGAGATGATCGAGTCGTAGTCAGCCTTTGCTTCGGACATCTCAGCAGACTTCTCGCCGTTAATTTCGTCGTACTTGACGATAAGAGCGCCAAGTTTCGCCTTTTTAGAGGGCGAAAGACCTTCGACAATGTCGTCGATCTGCGAGTTCCGGTAGTCGTTTTCAGGTGACTTGAGCAGGCCAACGAGCCTATCGCCATCAGTGCCGACGACAGACTTCATCGACTCGAACACGCCGGTAATCTTGCCTTCGTATTTCTTAACGAACTCAGGATGACGCTCGATATCAAGCAAGCGAACACGCTCAGAAAGCGCGTCACGCTCCTCTTGCAACGTCTTGAACTGCGCTTCGGCATTGGGATTGGCAACCTTGCCAGCCTTGAACTCGTCCAATTGTTTTGCGAGCTGCGCCTTCTCTTCCTTGATCTTACGGAAAGCATCAGCGGCTTTCGTAGACTTGATGGACTCAGGGATGCCAGAGTCATCAGTAGCCGAGGAATCCTCGGTAGCTGGAGCCTTCTGCTTTGAAGTGAACATCTGCTCGATATCCATCTCAGACCTACTGAGTTTGGAATTCGACTCAGACTTTGGCGTCGATGACTTCTTCTGCTTAGGCTCTTCAGTTACCTGAGAGGCAGAATTGGCCGACTCATCAGCCGATGCGGCGTCATCAAGAGTGTTTGCCTTGAACGCGTCGATGAACGAGTTGCCAAAGTCAGGCGGTTGCGTGGAGTGAATTACGGGGGAGTTGAGTGGTTCTTCCATAAATTAATATTGTTTTTCGAATGTTGCTTCAGGTTCTCTCGTTGTGTCGGTTACTGCAAGTTTTCGCAGGTTTTCAAGACAATGCGCGTAGCCAGCAGTTACACCGGCAGCAAAAACAATGTCAGATTCCTTGGTTCCGTTGGATGGCATTGGAATTGGCATCGACTCTGCAACGATGCGTAAAGCCATCCGAAGAAGCGGATTTTGCAGAATAACTGCAAGTTCTGCTGTTTGCCCCGAAGTTGTCCATTCGAGAATGTCTACCTCAGGCAACTGCATCAGGTTCTTTGCTGTCTCCTTGCGGTTCTTCGTCGAGCCTCTTAGCCAGTTGATCATACTTTGATTTCTTGTTTCGTTTGAGTTTGTGTCTTTCGGGAATTGGATCGAGAACGTCGTCTAGCCTCATCGGCTTCTCTTTGTTGACAACATCGCGCTTGGGTCGAATCACCTTCGTCACCTC